GTTGTTCTGTCAGACGGAAGATATGTTTTAAACCATATCTCTTTTTCATTGTATAAACTATTATAACACATTAGAGGGCCCTTGTCAAGCCCCTAATATGAATTATTATTGGGTTCTTCATCATCGGCATTTAATTGAGATTTATCTTCTGGTTCGGCATATTTTTCGGACATTACACTTCTTAATGGAGCATCTGGAGTCCAATTTGTATTAACTTCACTTGCTATTTCGGACCTAGCAACACTTGCCTCTACCGCTTTTTGTTGTAAACTTTTTTCTTCTTTTTGTTTACTCGAATGTAGATAAGCATCCCGAACACTATTGGTCTTTTTATAATCTACACTTGCAGATACATCTGGAGTTTTTGACCAATCTATTTTCGGTTTAATTGTTTTCTTCATTTCGGCATTTTCCGCTTCTAATTTGGCAATTTTATCTTCTGCCACTACCAATAAATGTTTTAATTCACGGACTTCTATATTAGCATCCATTACTGTTTGTTCTGCTGTAAATCTTGCTGCTTCGTCTATCATAGTGTTAAAATCCTATTTCTTAATCTAACTGCTCTATCACCAACTTGGGCCGCCCATCTGGAGTCCATCATCTCAACTGCAGCTGTTTTCCAATCGCCTGCATTTACGCCTGCAATAAATTTTTTAAATTTAGACAATCTTGGAGCTCCCATATTAAATGCCATATTCACTATAACTTGTTGTGCTGTTTCTGGCAAATCAAGAAGGGTTGGAAACACTTTCTCAGCTTCTCTAACAAATGTCATTACATCTTTATCAAAAACAGCATTTACCCTATCTTCACTAACTGGAGTTCCTACAGGTTTACCATATTCTTCATCACCCTCAACAATTAAATGGCCAATGCCAAAAGTTGGGTAACCTAAATGGTCTTTATATACTTCGTGCTTAACGCCCTCATCTATTTTTAGTTGTTCTCTTAATTCTGTTATAATCATTGTAATGTCTCCTTTACTTTGCTTTTACCATTACTTTAGGTAATATATCACAATTATATGATAATGTTCTTCTTACTTGGTCTGTATCTCTAAATGGATAAACACCATGAACTAATGTATATGGAAATACAAAGAAGTCGCCAACTTTAGGACTTAATCTAAGCTGTGATATTGCTAGTGAATGTTGTTGACCGCCTATAAACTCTAAATGTCCATTTGAAGGATTACTGTGATTTACTATTTCTTCACCATATGTATCAGGCACTTTTAAAAATAAAACAGATGAAAGACCTACTAAACTATTTTTACTTGCATGAAAATGACAAGGATTATATTCGTTAGCATACATATCATTTATCCAAGCATTATCTAAAACTAATTGATGGGTTTCTGCTAATACTGAACCTGACCTTTGCAAATATTCTTTAAAGCACATTTGAAAGGTGCCTTTTATATCATCACTTAATAAATGATTGACTAATTTTTCTTTTTTAATTTTACCTGCAAGTTGAGGACTCCAATCTACCGTTGTTATTTCTTTTTCATCAAAAACATCATTGATGTCTTTAATAAATTTTTCAGGCATTTCAAACTTAATAACTACTTCACCTAGTGTTAATACCTGTACCTTTACACCACCATCTTGTTTTGGTTTTTCTACTTTTCCTGTTTCGATATCTACAACTTTTATTTCTTCACTCATTATTTACTCCTTTGCATTTTGTCTATTATAGTTGCTTTAGTTTCTACAACACCAAGATGATGAAACCAACCTGTAATAATATATTTTTCGTGTTGTGAAATAATGCCTCTATGAGTATGTGTAAAGTCAGTAGGCCACAATAAACTTAAACCTTTTTTTGCCTTTAGTTTTAATTCTGGATAATATGCAAATTCTGTTCCACCGCCATCAGGCACATCATTTAGATATGTCATAAAGACTAGCGCTCTTTGATGTGTTTGATATTCACCTCTTTCATTATGCCATTGTTTGTATCCCTGCCCAGGACCATAATGTTGTATATTAAACCCTTCTGAAATACATAACTCAGGATTAAAGTATTTGTACTTTTTAGAATATGCCCTTAACCCACTTATAAGATAATTCGTATAACTTTTAACAAATTTATTATTAGAACTCATATGAATATTAACATCGGTTGACGCTTTAGATTCTACGCTGTGTGAAACTTCTTCACTTTTATATTTGTATTCTTCATTATTTTTATGATAGTCAATAAGACCATCTAATAACTCATCATTATCTATTTGAAAAGCTAATATAAAATTTTCTGTTCCCATTATATATCCTTTAGTTTATCTTTTAATGTTACTTTATATTTGGTAACATTGTATTTAAGAAACGGTTTGTATCGTACCATTCTATCATATAATTTGGGCCACAATACTGTTTCCGTTATGTCTTTATTTAGTTGTTTAGTAAAAGATAATATATCATCTAATATTAAAAATGTTTCAAAGTTTATTCTTTTTGACAAAAACATTTTCAATATTGGTGGGTGTTGACCATCTTTAGATGTAAATATATCATCAAAACTTATATCCTGACTTAACATATAATCAATATCCTGTTCAAAATAATAGTGTAGTGCTTCTAACTTCTTTGACCATTGTTTATAATTCTCATCACCAGACTTGCCAATGATGTCACCAATCCATAGATTAGTATTAGTAACAAAATTACTAACGAAATAATCAACAATAGTCCTATCGTTATAAGATTTACTAAGCTTATGAAAGAAATACCTATCCCTTCTTTTAGTAAAGCTTTCCAATCGTGCAGTTGTTCTGCCGTTGTGCTTATGAAAGTCGTAAGATTGGTTTTTACTTGTGAAGTGGAGTTTAATTGCCAAATAGACTTTATATATTTCAAAACCATTCACTTTTTCTCCTTTTTCAAATCGGCAATTTTGATGTTTTTTCTTTTAACAAATTGAGGCCTTGTGCCTCATAGGTCAATTTTTCTTTTAGTGCTTTGTTTATTAATCCTTTAGTGTTGCTTGGGTCAATTCCATTCTGTTCACAATATAAAAGAATTGCATCCATATAACCCATGCGTTTCGTTTTAACCGTATGTTCTATTAGTAATGCAAATTTATTAGGCGTAATAATCACACTCCTTTCCTATAATGTAAATAACTGCCTATTATGTAATTATTCATTATGTCTATTATACTACATTTTAAGTCGTTGGTCAAGCTCTAAAAAGGTCATATACTCTAAATTATCACAATCTTTCCATTCTTCGACTTCAACATCTATCGGACTTGTCCCAATAGGATTTGGGTTAACTTTATAAAACTTTGTGTCTTTAAATGTATCAAATGTGTTTTTATGTTGCTTAATCCAATGGTGTAAATCGTCTTTCTCTGGATTATCAGGTCTTTTAAACGGAGTATCTTTATCTACATAACAGCGAGTGCCTGCATAAATGTTATTAACGAACATACCATTTGAATATAAATCGTAACCAATAATGTAAACTTCTGTCGCACCGAGTTCGCAAGATAGGTGAATTGCCCTAGTACCTGTTGCATAAGCAAATCCGTCTATATTCGGTTCTATGTTTTTCGCCTTATCACCGAAAACTGTTCCGGTTATATATGTTATGCCTTTTTCTTTACTTTCTAATGTAAAGACACCATCAGCGCCATGATAAACTACTTGGTTAGTGAAACCTAAATCTGAAGGTGATAATGATACTGGTCCTTTTTCCTCATCTAAAATAGTTTCAGCAACTTCTGTTGGTATTGGCGTCCAATATCCTAAATAGGAAGTATTTTTGTGTGCATATCCACAACGATATATTTCGTGTCCGATTGGTGAATCTAATGCAACTAAAATATCAGGAGTAAAATCCCTATAAACTGCATTGCAGCCAACTACTGTACCATGTTGTTTGTATTCATCGAGGTCTAAATCTTTTCTTGAATTACCATTACCGAAACAAAAATGTATCATATTTTCACCTTGTGTTAATGTAAGTGCCAGTTTGGGTAAGAAGGTACTGGCAACCCCCTTAGCAACTTAAGCCGCTAAAGCATACTGGTTAGAGTTTGCGTTTGTGTTTAGTTTAAAGTCTTTGGACTATCCTCT